GACCAATCGACTTGACGCATATCGCGCAGGCTTTAATGACAATAAGCTCAACAGTGGTAACCTATCCAGTGAGGATATGGCGAGCCTTCGAGCGGGTATCCACCTTACAGAGAACCTGCCCACTATGGTAATCTCTGAGGACACCATGACTATCACAGCAATCAGTGCCAAATGTGATGTGGTGGACCCTGATATCGTTATTGTTGATGGTGCGTACATGCTGGACGACGAGAAGGGTGAGACCAATGGTTCGCCACAGGCTCTGACCAACATCGCCAAGGGGTTGAAGTTCCTGGCCATGAGGCGTAAGATCTGTATCGTTGCAGTAACGCAGTCCACACCAGCACGTACCAAGGGCGAGTCTCTGAACACTGACTCCATCATGGGTAGTCGCTCCTGGGCTCACTACTCCAATGTTGGTCTTGGTATTGAACGTACTGAGGATATCAAGATCCGTAAGGTTCGAATTCTGTTCTCTCGCTCTTGTGCCCCTACGGACGTTATGCTAGAGTTTGATTTCGATACAGGTACCTTCCAGGAGATTGAAGGTATGGAAGATGTAGATCGGGAACTTGGAGAGTTGCTAGATGGGGAGTTCGCGGGCAGTTACTAAAGGTTGGGGTAGCGGAGTATCCTGGGTACCCAAAAATATTCCAGAAGCTCTGGAAGAACTGGGTATGATAATCCAGAAGATCAGCTATAACGAAGCCTGGTCATACTGCCCCGGACATGCTAGACTACTGGGACGCGACAACAACAAGCCTAACAAGTGGTCGATCAATATAGAGACAGGTATTCATAGCTGTTTCTCTTGCGGTTTCTCCGGTAATTTCATCACCCTGGTTCAGGAGGTCAAGAATTATGATCGGGACAAAGCAGAGCAGTGGACGCGTAGTCATGGTGGAATTCCCCGACTCAGTGGATCTTTGGGAGTTTCCTCTCACCGTGTCCAGCGCGACCAAGGGATACGTCAACGACCTGCGGAGTGGAACGAAGCTCGACTGGCGCTCTTCACTGACCCACCTCCCGAAGCTCGATCCGGACGACGAGTTTCTTCGGGAAGTGTAGATCACTACGGTATAAGGTGGTCTGATGGGGATGATCCTTTCTGGGTTCTTCCCATCAGAGATCCTTACACAGGAAAACTTTGGGGATATCAAGAGAAATCAGAAGACGGTTGGGTATCCAATAAACCCTACGGAGTAGTAAAGTCTGCAACTCTATTCGGCGTAGATATCTTTAATTACCCATTCGTGCTGGTTCTTGAATCTCCTCTGGATTGTGCAGTAGCCTACACGGTAGGAATTCACGGAGCTGTCTCCACATATGGTTCCAAGATCAGTGATTCACAACTGGATATTCTCTTTGATCTAGATGTACCAGTTATCTTCGGCATGGATAATGATGCTTCCGGTATTAAAATGTCCATGAAGATTCGCGAGAAGTACATCCGCAGTGGTTATAGGATAAAGTTTCTCAACTATTCCCACATACCAGATAAAAAGGACATAGGAACTGACGGAGTTTCTCCACAAGATATACAAAAGGCTGTACTTACCGCAATACCTATGGTAATGTTTAATCCATGACATTCTTAGGTACATTACGCCCTTACCAAGAGGCAGCGTCCGAACTAGTTACGACTAGGGGGCGCTGCCTACTTGCATTGGATCTGGGAACAGGTAAGACTGTAGTATCTATCCATGCAATTGAGAAACTACGAGAAGAAGGGAAGATAAAGTGTGCCCTACTGATAATGAGTTCGAGTCTCACAAAGCAATGGGAGGAGAGGATAAATCAATTTACGGATTCTACTGTACTAGTTATGGATGGCTCTACTTCACCCAAGAAGCGATTGAGCATTTTAACAGAGTGTATAAAGAACCCACCCGACTATCTGATCCTTGGAATTCGTCAGGTTATTTCGGAATTCCAGTCTCTACAATTGATCAAGCCGGATCTTGTCCTTGTGGACGAAGTGACAAGCATAAAGAATTTCGGTACACAGCAGACCAAGACAATCAAGAAGCTGAAATCGACTTATCGTATTGGCTTGACCGCAGAGCCGATTGAGAACGGTAAGGCAGAGGAACTGTTCTCCATCATGCAGTGGATTGATCCTGATCTCTTCGGGGATTGGCGGTCGTTTGAACGATCTTATATTAATAGAAACAGCTACGGAATAATTACTGGCTACGAAAATATGGATCAGCTTAATGCCATATTGATGGAAGCCTGTGTCAACAAGAGAAGAACTGACAAAGACGTGGCAGAATTTATGCCAACCGTTGAAGAATACGATATCTATGTGGAGATGGATAGTGGAACTAGCGAATTATATAACCATGTGGCAAGAGAACTACTGGCAGAATTACGTAACGCAGGACCACGTGCGTCAGCTAATCTTGAACAATACTATTCCGGTTCCCGAGAAAATTCAGAAGCTGACGCATCTACTGGAAGAATCACTTCCCGATTACTTGCGCTCCAACTACTACTAGATTCCCCATGCCTCTTAGAAGAGTCTGCAAGGCGGTATGAGGACCCTAACGACCCCAGAGGCTCCCGCTATGCCAACGAGCTGTGGAAGGCCGGGAGACTGCCCTCTACGCCCCTTCTAGGGGCAAAGATAGAGACCTGCGTAGAGCTGGTTGAGGAGTACCTAGATCAACATCCTGAGCACAAGGTGATTGTCTTCGCCAGATTCAAGGGAATACTCCCACTCTTGGCCGAGGAGCTTGACTGCTACGGTTCTGTACTGTTTACTGGAGATCTTAATGGCAAGCAGCGTGGGGAAGCCATAGCTAGTTTCACTCATGATCCCGATGTCAGGATCTTCCTGTCATCCGATGCGGGTGGTTATGGTGTAGATCTTTATATCGCTAGTCATCTGATTAACTTTGATCTACCCATGTCTTCTGGTACGTTCAAGCAGCGTAATGGCAGACATGTGAGAGCAAGCTCTAAGTTCAGAACCGTCTATGTTGACAATCTGATCATAGAAGGTAGCGTTGAGGAATATCAAAAGGCTCGCCTCAACTACAAGGCACGCGTAGCTGCCGCTGCGCTGACTGGACGAATGTCAGAGCGGGATGGTAGAGTTACTAATGATGTACAGAGCCTCACTAAATTCTTAGAAAATTACTTGGAGAAGCAATGACCGACCAGTCCAGCGATTCGCTGATCGATTATGATAACTCCATTGCCAAGTTGAATAAGCAGATCGATGATCTTACTCAGCAGAAGTCCGACCGTATGAGGATTTTGGCTGATCCCGAACGTCGTGATATCTATACTGCTTATGCTACTATCGCTCGTTGTATTGATAAACTCGATACTCTGGGTGAAAATGTTTCAGCTTCTGGTAATGTTGCAATCGAGATCTACGGTAAGACTTTCAGTTATATTAACGGTGTAATTAAGGAGAATAATGTCTGATAATATCCTTGCTGGACTTCAGGTGGCTACCCAAAAGCCTTCCATGCATGGTACCTATGTTCCCACGTGGTCTGCTTTCTCTCCAGCAGCTTCCGGTGTTGTAAAGTTTTCTGGTCCGACTAGGTTCATTGCGGATAGTGTTATCACTTTTGAGGTTACGTATTACCATGACAATATTTCAAATACAGATACCTTTTCTAGCAAGGACAAGGCATTTGATTTCATGGGTAATAAGCTGGAGGATGGCTATTCTGTATCCTGTAGGAAGCGGGAGCTCACCCCCGCAATTGATGACGTTATCAAGGGTCGTAAGCTTCAGTACCGAGTTCTTAGTGGAGTCTTTAATAACAACTGGAACGATCTTACTCGTATGAGTAACGAGCTTACCTTTAATGGAGGCGTGGAGTTCCGTATTCGTCCGGACTATTTCCATGTTGTAACTACCATTAGTATTACTAGTGGTTCCATTACCTTCGAGGATATTGAGGACCTTGCTAAGTACGTGGACAAGCGTATCCGTACTAATGGTCTGGATTTCTATGTACGTAAGGTAAAGTACTGATGGATTTAGTACAGCATAAGGTAGCGCAGTACTTATTGATGAGCCAAGAGATCAAGGAACTCAAGGCTTCTCAGGAGCGTATTAAGTCTGAGCTTGAGCCCTATCTTCAGGCAGCAGAGACCAACACTCGCGGCTCGCATGTGATAGGATTCGATGAGCCGTTGGAAGTCTTCGGTACCCGCTACTCAGGCTTGCAGAAGGTGCGCAAGGAGAGTAAGGTACTCAATGAAGAGCGGGTCAAGGACTGGCTCTTTGAGAAGCAGAACAGTGAGTCTGTGAAGGATAGCTACTGGGATGACCTTATCCGTAATAGTGATATCTTCATCACTGTTCGTCATATCGACCAAGACGTACTGTGGGACTGGTTTGTACAGGATTATATTGACGAAGAGACGTTGAATAGTTTCTTTGATGTTACTTACTCGTATGCTTTCCTCCCAACTAAGGAGTAAATAATGAATTCCCTTAAGATTATCGCTGGTGGTCTTACTCTTATGGCTGTTATGGGTAGCGCTGCTGCCTGCTCTTCCCAGCCCACTGGCCCGGTTGATGTTCTTCAGTATGGCTATTACACTCCTTCCCATGTTTACGTTACGTACCCTCAGCCGGTTGTTGTTCACGTGACGCGTTCGGTGTATAACTCTGATCACCGTATGTACTCCACTCCAACCTATGAGCGTACGTACATCAAGACTCACAAGGTTACTCGCACTACCACGACTACGATTCATCACTGATGGGAATTCTTTCTGGTTGTCATCGCTGCGGTGGTCGTAAGGAACACACCAAGAATTGTCCACTTCGTCCAGTACCCTTTAAGGAGAGCTAATGGCATACATTCTTACACTTACCAAGGAGCAGGGTAAGGAGCTTGACCTACCTTGGTCTTGTCACACTGAATGGTCTCTTGGTTCTCGCCGTTGGCATGAGGATATGAGGGGTGTATTCGAGTACGAGGGTAAGCACTATATGATTGATTGGCACATGGGTCTTACTGAGTACCAGGAACACGAACTTCCATGGGAGTGGAATGATGTTATCGAGTGTCCTGAGGCTGAGAAGTATGAGATTGTGGAGACCAAGTGGCGAGTCAAGAAGTGACCGAGTGGAATGACTTGCATATGCTGGTACCCGTTCAAGTAGATCCCTATATCCTTATTGATCATCTCCATAAGAATGCTTCTTACGAAGAGATTATGGATTTCATCGTAGCAATCGATGAGATTATGGCAGATTGGGATTTTACTAAGCTCCTTATCGATTATGCCGAAACTCAGCAGATAAAGCTTGAGGAGGAGGAACGAGGTGGATGGTAGTTGAACAGTTGGTATCATGCCAAGTCTTCTACCAACAAATGGGGAGGTAGTCCAGAAGATTATCTCCCTATACATGAATTTATTGATAGTTCCAAGAGATTTATTGGTGATGCCAGACACCGTATGTTTTACCATCACACTGAGGGTTGCTGGATGGCACAGGATAAGTTTGGGGTAACTATCAAGGTAGGTTCCCGAGATGTACCTGTGCGGGAAATTGCCCAACAGCATATCGAAGAGGATCTTGGTTGGCTACCTAGCGTAACTGATTATGTTGAGGGCGTACCTCTTCGTCCTTGGATGACGGGTAAGAAGATGCGAGTAATGGGAAGTCCGGACGATATATTTGGAGGAAATAATGAGTGATACTTTTATGGGGATCTCGATTGAAGGTCTTGATAAGACCTATGGTCGTTATCAGCGTGCAGCACAGGAGCCTATAGAGAATCTGTATCCTTATTTCAAGGATGCTTTCGCCAAGGGTGTCAAGGCTGTCGGTTGGCGTCAGTGGACTCCTTATTTTAACGATGGTGAGCCCTGCGAGTTCTCTGTGGGTGACTGCGGAGTGACTAATGATATTAATGCCGCCCGCGCTTGGCTTAATGATGAAGGATATACTCCGGAGGATTATGTAGAGCCGGATCAGTACGATGACAACTTTGATTATCGCGAGAGTGACTTCTACGATTACACAATCAATTCTCAGAGCTGGATCGATAAGTATGGTAATAGTCACCCGGATAACCTTGGCCCGGAGTGTTCCGTTCCTGTAAGTGAGGAGCGTTTTGATGATGCTCTTCGGTCCACTTTTGGGGACCATGTTACCGTTGTGGTTACGCCTGACAAGGTTGTAGTCTTCGAGTATGATCACGAATAAGGAGAACAGTGGAGTCAGGATACTTTCCTGGGTCCACTACTCCTCTTAACTTCGTAGCGATACGAACTGCGCAAAAAGATATAGCAGACTCATGGGATGAAAAACCACTTGTCTTTACAGTCAAGGGAGTCCCCATGGAATTTTTCACTATCGGTCAGCTCGGTAAAGCCTTGGGTAATCGATCCAGTAACACCTTGCGTGCGTGGGAGCGAGAAGGTATAATCCCTCGCTCCCCGTACGTCAAGCCTAGCGCAACAGTAAACGGTAGACGCCGTATGTACTCACGTGCTATGGTTGAGGGACTGGTTAAGATTGCAAGAGAAGAGGGTATTCTCTTCCCGGACAAGGGTAAGCGTCTTTCCGATACCAAGTTCACTGTCAGAGCTGTAGAATTGTTCAATGAGTTGAGAGGAAAGTAGTGGCATCCCGAGATGTTAAGCCAGTTACCTTAGAGGTAACGCCAGTAGATGGTAATCTAAAGATCTCCGTAGTCTCAGAGATCACTGTAAGTACTGGTAATTATGAGAGTAAGAGATTCGGCGGATCTATTGAGGGAATCTTTGATGCTTCCCTAGAACCAGAAGCGGTTGGTGAGTACCTTCTGGATTATCTGTATGCCGCCATTGATGATGAGCTGTCTTTGGCAAAGACTTTTGCTAAGTTCAACCCTAAGTCTGTAATTCACCACATCGTTCAAGACTAATAAAAATAAAGCGCGTCGATTGCGCAACTTTAAAGGAGAAAATATATGGCTACTCGTTCCCGTCGTATCGCCGTTCCGGCTGATGACTATGATGAGCCTGAGATGGACGACACTACTGAGGAGCTGCCGGTAAAGCGTTCCTCTGCTTCCTCCATTGGTTCTGGTTGGGGTGCTCCGCAGCAGGAGCGTCGTGACACTGTTACCGCTCCATATCTTGATATCAAGAAGGGTAAGCTTCTGATCAAGATTCTGGAGGATGAGCCTTCTGCTAACTTCCGTCAGCACTTTGTGCAGTCTACCAAGTCCTACCACTCCTGTAATGAGGTCGTGGAGGATGGTCGTGTTACTGTGCGTTGCCCTCTATGTGATGCTGGACATGCCAATACTCAGAACTTCCGCATGAATGTTGTGGATATGTCTGAGCCCACAGAGGTAAAGGTCTGGACCTTTGGTTGGCTGGTTGCCGGTATTCTTCAGGGTCTTTCCTCTGACATTCCTCTGTCCGATCCTAACCGTTACTTTGAGGTTTGGCGTTCCAAGCCTAGGAATGGTGGGGCGTGGGCCTACACTATCCTGCCTATCAAGGGCCGTGATCTTGTGGCGGATAAGGAGACTGAGCCTCTGACTGAGGGAGAGCTTGACTTCCTCTCCACGAACCTGTACGGTGAGGAGACTGTTTGGATCACTGCGGATAAGAAGCTCCGTGAGGCTGCGGACAAGCTGATGGAGATTGACTTCAAGAAGAACTAGTGGACAACTGAGCCCCCTACTGATAGGCTGTAACACATCAGCCCAGTAGGGGGCTCCTTACTTAGGAGTAACAGTGGACAGCAGCATGCTGTATGTAGCGATGTGGGAGTCTTGGCATGAGGGTGAGGATTGCGTAGGTGGTGATCTTTTCTACACTCATGATGAGGATAAGGCTATTGCGTTTCTTCACGCTCTTCCGAAGCGTTCGGATTTTCTTTGGGATGAGGAGGAGATGATGTATGTGTACAGGAATAAGTACGAGTGGGATAAGTACTATGTAGATGAGCGCCCTATGGAAATGGAGCTGTAATGTCTGACTGTTATGTAGTTATGTATTCTCTACATCAAAGTAATTACAGTTATGACTCGGTGGCTGCTGTATGTTCTTCGTTGGATAGGGCACAGACTTGGCTGGTAATGGAGCGTTTGGGAAAGCCTTGGACTGAACTTAGTCATATTGAGGGAGAAGGTCTTAGTATGCGTATCATAACGAACTTTAATGAGGCAGACTGGAGTGCTTACTATATTCGCAAGTATCATATGGAGGATTAGTGGAAGGCGTAATCTTTACTGAAGAGCAGCTGCATAAGGAGGTTGAATATTTTCTAAAGCAGCCCGCATTTGCGTGGGACACGGAGACTATGGATGGATCTATTCCAGGAACTCGTGGTATTCCTACGCAGAATCGTATCGTATGGATCTCCCTGGCAACTTACGGACGAACCATTGTTATCCCCATGGGTCATCCCAACGGTGATGTACTTCTTCAGCGGGCACATAAGAAGAAGGATAGGGAAACAGGTAAATTTGTAAACTATCCTGCCATATACAATGATCCGCCTAAGCAGCTGAAGCCAAGTGTTGTTTTCAAAATTCTTGAGCCTCTGTTCTTCTCCCCCACCATTATAAAGATTGCGCACAATAAACCATTCGATGCAATCTCTATCTTCAAGTACTACCAACGTCTCATATCTCCTCCGTACGCTTGTTCTCTGACAATGCAGTGGCTTCTAGATGAGAATATTGGGGAAGCTGTTGGCGGTCCCAAGCGTCCGAGAGGTAAGGGTCTCAAGGATCTGGTTGACTGGTACTACGGAATCCGATACGATAAGGAGGAAGTTGGTAAGCGCATTGAGGCACACCCCTTCAGTAAGGTAGCCCGCTATGCTCTACTTGACGTTGTCTATCTGTGGGGACTCTATCAGAAGTTCATAGAACGTATCGGCGCAGAGGCTCTAGAGCCCATCTGGGAGCTTGAGAGTGCCGTCACGGTAGTATGTACAGCCATGGGCGTGGCGGGCGCTCCTGTGGACGTACAGGCTATTCGTGACCTGGATGAAGTACTGACTGCACGCATGGAGATTATTGAAGCGAGAATTTATAAAGCAGCGGGAAAGACTTTCAATCTCAATTCCCCTAAGCAGAAGCAGGAAGTTCTCTTTGGGCTGAAGAAAGATGGTGGGCAGGGTCTAAAGCCTAGAAACCTAACCAAGGGTGCAAAGGAAAAGAAAAAACTAGATCGTAGTTTCAAGCCGGATATTTACAGCTATTCTACAGATAAGGAATCTCTGGAGTTCTTCATAGGTAATCCAGTAGTCGATGCACTATTGGAATACTCGGAGATTGATAAGCTTCGGGGAACCTATATCCGTGGTTACCTGGGAAATCCGGATGATCCTACCAAACCCTGCTTGATCTTCAATGGTCGAATCTATACGGATCTGGTACAGTACGGAACTGTTACAGGACGATTCTCTTCTCGATCACCCAATCTTCAGAACATTCCGGCTCCATCTCCTGATCCCGAAGCGCTAGGTACTCTTGTACGAGGTCTGTTCCGTGCTCCTCCAGGTTATAAACTCTTGGTGGCTGACTATGGTCAGATGGAACTCCGAATTCTGGCTAGCTATATCGGATTCGGCGGCCTTTATGACGGTTTCATGGCCGGAATTGATGCCCACACTCAGACTGCTGCTCTGGTATTCGGTGTAGATATTGACAAGGTTGAGAAATGGATGCGTTCCGCAGCCAAGACTCTTAACTTTGCTATCGTATATGGTGCTGGTCCGGATAAGGTTGCCAATATGCTGGGCATGTCTATTGATGAAGCCAAGGAACTACTGGCCAACCATCGTAGGGCATTCCCTGAGATCTACGCTTTCAAGAAGACAGTAATTAAGAAGGCTACTGAGCGTGATATTCCGCATATTCGTACCATCCTTGGTCGTATCCGTCGTGTCTGGGATCTTCGCGGACATTCGGGGGACGAACTATGGAAGCAGTGGAAGGCAGAGCGTCAGCTTTTCAACAGCTTGATTCAGGGAAGTCTTGGGGATATTATCAAGCTTGCAATGGTACGGATGCATAGGCTACTATCAGAAGACGCAGTAAAGAATCCAGGTCGAGAGATCACCATGATTCTTTCCGTTCATGATGAGCTGGTTCTCCTGTGTCCCGAGGATCGCACTGAAGAAGGTAGCAGAATCCTTTTGGAAGCTATGATTGGAGAAGAAGTGCAGAATCTTATCAAGGTTCCTCTTGACGTAGGAAAGGTGGCGGTGGTTGACAAGTGGTCAGAGGCCAAGTCTTAGAGATGAGTAATATCGAGTGATTGATCCCTTTGAAGAAGTGGAGCCGCTACCTCCTTTGGATGAGGTAGCGGTTCTTACTCATAGCCTTGAACGTTCTATCATGTGGGACATTATCGGACCGTACAAGATGCGGGACAATCCCACTGATTTCGGGCAGAATCCAGCATCTCCGGATGTACTGGCAGCAGAATACGCGGACTTGGTAAAGCGGCAGAATTCTCTGTTCAAACTAGGACCACAGCTGTCTCTCATGTGTTATATCGCTGCCAATTCCGCATCTGATGCCCTACTGAAGATAGACAGAAAATACGAAGACATGCCCGAAGAGGAGATCGTACAATTCAGGACGCACAATATTAATATAGGCGCAGCCATTGTCAGTTCTGTTCTGGGTCAGATGATACAACAGGGACTAATACATACAGGAGATCATTAATGTCATATTGGGCCAACAAGTTAAACAATCAACCTGTGTCACAACCAAGTGTTATGTCACGAGATTTATATCCTACAACTCCCGTATATACCACTCCACAGGTTCAAGCACCAGCAGTATCCGAGGAATACGTTCCCTCGGTTCGTCTAATAGAGGGTAGTGTTTGCCCTGGTTGTGGCAGCGATAGTTACAGAGGTGCTATAGGCTCCCGCGCAGTATCCTGCCCCACATGTGGATATCATCCACGCTTTGAACAGTCAGGTTATGGTACCCCTAGTCTTCCTGGGAGCAAGGGTGATGCTACTCCTGCCAGACAGATAGATGCAGCGGGTACTTCTATCAAAGCTTCTATCGCTATTCTTAATGCTGGTGGCGGAGATCATATTAGATAACTTAATATTTTTATTAGTCTAACCTATTTCATACTATCCATACGGAGTTATGTCTTGACTACAGCCATGCCTAAAATAGCACCCAAAGTAGAAATGTCGGTCTTTTCGGAGACTATTTATAAGAATAAGTATGCTCATCCCGGAGAGAATTGGGAGGATACGGCGAGACGTGTAGTTGAGACAGTAGTTTCTCCCTACTTCCCCGAGGATGTAGAAGAGTTAACCCAATTCGTCGTAGATAGAAAGTTCATGCCTGGAGGCCGCTATTTATACGCTACTGGTAAGCCTTTCCATCAGACGCAGAATTGTCTTCTCTTAGACGTAGAGGACAGCCGCGAAGGTTGGGCAGATCTGATGTACCGAATTACTTCAGGTCTAATGACTGGAGCGGGTATCGGAGTAGTCTACTCCAAGCTGAGAGGTAGTGGAGAACCCGTTAAGGGAATGGGTGGTAAATCTACTGGTCCCCTTGCTCTTATGAATATGGTCAATGAGGCTGGCCGTCATATTATGCAGGGTGGTTCCAGACGTTCCGCTATTTGGGCGGGACTTCATTGGAATCATCCTGATATTTTTGATTTTATTGCTGCCAAGAATTGGTCCGAAGATATTGTTGCCCTGAAGGCAAAGGATTTTAATGCCGTAGCCCCCTTGGATATGACCAATATCTCTGTCATTCTTGACGACGATTTCTTTGCTTTTTATGAGGCTGGAGATTCTTGGGCACATAAGGTCTACTGGTCAGTAGTAGAGCAGATGTTGCAGACTGGGGAACCCGGATTCTCTGTGGATATCAAGGAGAATGCTGGTGAGAATCTTCGCAATGCGTGTACTGAGATTACTTCTAGAGATGACAATGACATTTGCAATCTCGGTAGTATTAATTTGGCAAGAGTGGAGAACCTTGAAGAGATGATTCGGGTAACCGAATTAGCCACTCGCTTCCTACTTTGCGGAACTCTGTACTCAAAGGTTCCATATCAGGGTGTAGCAGATACCCGAGAGAAGAATAGACGTTTAGGTCTAGGATTAATGGGTATCTACGAATGGCTCGCCGTACGTGGGAAGCCCTATGCGCCCGACAGAGAGCTTGAGACATGGCTTGAGGTCTACGCCACCAGCACGGAGATTGCGGCTGCTGGTGCGGCCGTTCTGGGCGTTTCTGAACCCATTAAGACCAGAGCCATAGCCCCCACCGGAACCATTGGGATCATCGCAGAGACCACGACTGGACTTGAGCCTCCCTATGGACTAGCATACAAGCGTCGCTACTTGAAGGGGACGGAGTGGTTCTTCCAGTATGTTGTTGAACCTATGGCGAAGAAGTTTGCTGAGCAAGGTGTGGATGTTGACACCCTTGAGACAGCATTCTCTCTTGCACAAGATCCTGCGCGACGACTAGAATTCCAGTCATGGTTGCAGAAGTTCGTAGATCATGGCATCTCTTCCACGGTTAACCTCCCTTCAAAGGAGGAACAGAGCTTTACAACCGAGGAGTTCGGTACTATGCTTCTTGAGTATCTGCCGCAGCTTCGCGGAGTTACTGTATACCCCGATGGATCTAGAGGTGGGCAGCCCTTAACTGTTGTGCCCTACTCTGAAGCAGTTGACTGGGAGGGTTACGAGTATATGGAGTACAGCAATGAGGTAGTTTGCCCCGGAGGTTCCTGTGGTGTATAACTAAGGAGTTATATGAAGACTCGTCCGTTCAGTTCTACAAAGCTTTCTAGGGTTAGGGTTAAGTTTCGTGGTGCCTCACATGGCTTTTCAACTACGTATTGTGTGGATTGTGGAACTGAGTTCACATATGGTAATCGATGTGTTCGATGTGCATGGGCAGAGCGTAGCAATAAGTAGGATGGATAAATGACAGAGGTCCCGTATCGAATAAAACCTATACGGGACCATTACTTTGATCTGGAGAAATATGACAGAGCAGTTGGACAAGTTGAACACATTCATGGCTACCATGAACAAGAAGCTTTTGAAGGAGGGTCATCCACCGTTACTTGCAGCATCTGATATCGTAATCACTCCCAAGCAGACTTCCGGGCTTTCTGCCTTAGATGTAGCCTTGAATGGAGGCTGGCCCACTAATAATTGGGTTGAGTTTGTTGGTGAGTCCAGTGCCAGTAAGACCACTCTTGCTTATCGTACTATCGCTGCTAATCAAGCCATTAATCCGGAGTATTCGGTATTCTGGGTAGCTAGTGAACCATATAATCCCGAATGGGCCGAGAATAACGGTGTAGATAACGCTAGAGTTTCTGTATTCAAGCATAATAATATGGAACTCTGTTTTCAGCAGGTTCTTGACGCTGCTGAGGCTGATCTCTACGATTGTATAGTCATCGATTCTTACCCTGCTCTCATTGCTAGTGATGAGGAGGAGAAGGATATGGATAAGTTCACTATTGGTAGCGGGGCGAAGAGAGTTGGTCAGTTCTTCCGAAAGATCCCCAGCACCTACAGTGCTGAGCGTCCTTATTTGGGTATATTTATCAATCAGTATCGTGATAAGGTAGGAGCCTTTTCTCCGTACGGAACTCCGAAGACTGAGCCTGGGGGTAAGGCGAAGAATTATCAGTTCTACGTTCGCGTAGAAATTGCTAGGGATGAATATATTGAGGAATCCAAGGAGAACCTTGGCAAGGTAAGGGTTGGTCAGACTGTGGCCTACAAGGTTATCAAGAATAAGCAGGGTGTTCCTCACCGTACCGCAAAGGCCGATCTCTATTTCGATTCTTCCGAAAAGGGATTTAAGGGAGGTCAGTTTGACATCATTAAGGATCTCTGCGCAACGGCTCTCCTATATGGTGTGTTCGAGCGATCAGGAAATTGGCTGTCCTTTATCAGTCCTACAACTGGCGAAATCGTAAAGGGTAATGGTATTAAGGGAATCTCCGAAGTCATTCGCGGTACTATAGAGTTGGAAGAGGAGATCCGTAAGGAGATCCTATTTAACGCAACTCAATGAGGTATCATGAGCTTTACTTTTACCGGTGAGAAGACTATAGTCGTTACCGGAACATACAAGAACTTCATCAGTGGTGCTGGAGAGAATGGATTCGTTGAGTTCATCCCCAATATCAAGTCTTTCCAGGACTCCACTGATAAGTTCGTACTTACTGTCCCGCCTTTCATTGCGGCTCTGCCTGGTACTATCGGCGGTAACAACAATCAAAGCGGGACAGGTTCTTTCTCAATCATTGTTCCTTGCACTGATAATACTGAGCTGGTTCCGCAGGGATTTACATACACTATTATCGAGAAAGTTTCCAATATGGGAAATCGTACAACCCGTGGAGTCCAGATTCCATCCACACTAGGTTCTACTGTGGATATCACCACAATTCTTGCACCGTATCTTAGTTAGGAGAGTAATGCAGGGCCTCCGGGAACTTATGGGTGAGGCTAATCAACTGGAATACCAGATGAGAAATCTCAATCTTACCTTGGTTGATCTCAAGAATCTCCGCCATCTTATTGTAGACTCTGCCCAACGTGACAAGATTAACTTCTTTGAAGCGGCTGTGTCTTTTAACGTCATCAATAATCTGGCTAATCACATCACTAACTCGACTATTAATCTGGAGAAGTAAATGTTTTTTGAGAAGTGGCCCAGCATTCCCCGCCGCTCCAAGGAGCAAATGACTATTACTGAGAAGATCGACGGTACCAATGCTGCTATTCTATTCTTTCCTTTGGATGCTGTAGAGGGTGGTGCGACCCCTATCTGTACGGTAGACACCAACGATGGTCTCTATGGTGTCTGGGCTCAGTCTCGTACCCGCTTTATCTACCCTGACTCTGACAACTTTGGCTTTGCCCGATGGGTTTCGGATAATGCTCAGGCCCTGTACGATGTGCTTGGTATCGGACGCCACTACGGTGAGTGGTGGGGACAAGGTATTCAGTGTGGCTATGGTCTGAAGGAGAAGCGTTTTAGCCTCTTCAAGGCGCCCCGCTGGCAGGAAATTATCGGTGCCTTTGAGGACACGACGCCCGTAAAGGGCCTTCGTACGGTACCAATTCTTTACTCTGGCAAGTTCCTTGACGGGGACATGGATCGGGTTGTAGAGACCCTTTCCAAGGGCTCCTTGGCCGCTCCTGAGTTCACGGGTATGCCTGAGGGTGTGGTAGTGTACCTGCGTGAGGCCAACACAAGCTACAAGATCCTGCTGGAAAATGATGACATCCACAAGTGGGAGGTAAAGTAATGCTTGCTAAGGGTTTCGCATGCCCAGCTAATGAAGGTGGTCACATCTACGAACCAGATGGTGACGGGCGACAGCGATGTGTACACTGTACACGTGTAGTGTTCTATGATCCCAAGACGCGGGAGTGGAAGCCCCTTCGGTAGTTGCTTGCTTCGTTACTCTCCTGTAGAGTAGCGTTGCTGGTCACTACAAAAGGAGACAATATGCTTGAGGCACTGTACAACCTCTCCATTCTCGCTGAGACAGGGGTGTTGACCTACCTTACCAGCAAGGTTTACCTTGACTGGGCCTGGCAGAAGACGGTAGAGTTCTTCTGTAAGCACAACGTCTGGGATATTCCGGAGATCGAGATGATTATGTCTATCTTGATGAAGGAAAAGAATTAAATACTATGGAGAATAATGGCTACCTATAAGGATAGCCAGAAGCAAGAGGCCCGCCTAGCTAAGCAACTAGGCGGGACTCGTAATTCTGGTTCAGGTAATGGTTGGATTAGAAAGAGTGACGTACGATCTGAGGATCTATTGGTGGAGGCCAAGATTACTTCCGCCAAATCTTTCTCCGTGAAAGACGATGAGCTTCAGAAAAATATCGGTTACGCTATTGTAGATGGACGAATGCCGATCTTTCTGGTAGAGTTCAAGACTACTGGTAATTCCTACGTTATCTTGGCGGAGGATGATTTCTTGGACTTGAGAGAAAGAGCAACGAATGGTCATGGATCTACGGAAGACGGCACCTAGATGGTTTGATGACAGTAATCCCGATAAAGAGGCTAGATGTATCAAGTTTCCAGCCGATTCGAAGTATGACCCGTGGTTTCCGGAAGAGGACATGGAGCAGACCTACCTTGAGGCCAAGGATATTTGTCTTGGTACTTATGTAGGATCGCCATGTCCTCTTCTTTCCCAATGTCTGGAGTTTTCATTGGTGAACAACGAAAGGCACGGATGCTGGGGAGGTACCACCCCCGAAGAAAGAATTGCTATCAGAAGGGAAAGACGATTACAAATATTGGCAAGGGCTGGGGCAAGCCCAGCGGTAGGCTAGCAAATTATATCAATGCAAGTAAGGGAACTGTCCTACTCGGTGACATTCAGGCCCACATGCTCAAGGAAGCCGCCAAGCCGAGCACCCGCAGACAGGACATAATCCACCCCTCAGAGACCGCAAAGAGCGATTGGTGCCCCCGAGCTACCTACGGTCGCATTAGGGCCTGTAGAGAGGCTTCTAACCCCTTCCTGAAGCCTTCTGAGAGCTATGGTGTCCAGCTTCTCAACATCTTTGACGAAGGTCACTATATTCACGACAAGTGGCAGAAGCGACTCCGTGACATGGGAGACCTATGGGGAAACTGGAGCTGCGATAACTGTGGGACACTTTTTCGGGACGCTATATACCCCATAGAGTGTGACGGCTGTGGCAGTATCCGTTTGACGTATACAGAGATTCCATTGCGAATGGAGTCTCATCTTATTTCTGGTCACGCTGATGGAGCTATTCCACGTCTTGACGCTCTTATCGAAATAAAGTCCGTGGGCACGGGTACAGCTAGAATAGAATCTCCAGAGATTTTTAAGAAGAATTCCGAAGGACAGTCCATAAATCTACAGGGTCTGTGGAAAGATATCACAGAACCCTTTCCGGCACATATTCGTCAGGGTCAGCTTTATCTGGCTCTGTGCGATTATATGGGACTTCCTTTTGATAATATTATTTTTCTTTATGAATCAAAGTTCAATCAGGGGGCAAAGGAATTTCAGGTCAAATATGATCCTAAGGTTTCCGCTCCCATTATTGCGTCAGCCAGAGAGATCAGTAATGCTCTTGACGGTTTGATCGATCCCCCTAAATGCCCCTACGGTTCATGTAAGGATTGTGAAATTTATGGCGTCAAGAGCAGTACAAACAGGGTGGGGAACATCAACACCTCCAGCCCAAAGTCAATTCTCTCAAAGAGGATTACGAGCCCCGTCAAGACCGTCGGAGGAAGCTCCAGAACTTCCAAGCGGCTTGTCTGACCTTATTGACGACCAGTTGATGAGACTATACACTGATTTCATCAACTGGACAGGCTATGCAGGGTACTTGGCTGCTGAAGCCGCCATTGCGGAGCGCAAGGCTGAGAGAGCTTTACAAAGAGTCTCCGATCGGTATAGTATTATCCATAAGTCACAGAAGACCGTAGCAGCTACGAAGGCTATGGTTCAGCAGGAACCTGAATATCAGGATGCTGAAGATATTGTGGATGAGGCATATGCGTATGCTAAGCTTGTAGGATCTCTATATACCCATTACGAGAAATGCAGTTCTACTGTCTCTCGTGAGCTTTCCCGTAGACTTGCCCGTAACGACAATGAACGTAGAAATAGTAACTACACTACATAAGGATGTTAATGGGAATCTTTAATACTACCCCGAAGGTTGGGGACAGGTACTCCATGAAGGGCGATCCTAATCATACCTACACTGTTGTGGAAGTAGGCTCCACAGTGTCACTGGAGTCTAATTTGGGTATTTATGGTGAGTACTCATTCGCGGATCTTAATAAGCACTTTAAGAAGATCAAGTAATGATTAGAATCTCTAAGAAGAAGGAAGACAAGTACAAGGACAATATTCTTGGCGTTATTTATATAGTCAAGAGTTGGGAAGGCGCGTACGTTGTTCTGACAGACGGCAAGCGAGATTTTCCAATAACCCATAAGAAGCTCAATACCGACTTTACGAAGGTGGAAAACTGATATGAATAAGAAGTATCGTGAGAAGAGTACTGGTAAGATTTTTACAGTCAAGACTACCGGCAATATGGGCATCGTTCTTGTTCACAACGGAGAAGAGCGTATCGTAGGCCCTGCGTTGCTCAAGGCTTTTTACGAGAGCGTCTGAGGAAATAAATTGAAGGTAACACTTATTGCGCAGACTCAAATGGTTGACCTACCTGATTCTGTGGCAGGAACAGCTTTTGCTGACTACGATAACAGTTCCTTCTCCTTTGATGCGGATCGCCTCGCACATTTTGCGGGGCGTTCCTGCTATCAAGCATGGGATATGCCAAGGGAGGAAACAGCCAATGATGTGGGCTATCTGGACAATATCATTAAGCAGGGTCACTTCTCGGTTCTTGAGCATGCTTCGGCTACTTTCTATATTGAAGGTATTAGTAGAAACCTTACACATGAGTTGATCCGCCACAGGCATCTGAGCTATAGTGAGCTGTCTCAGCGCTTTGTAGATGTGTCCGAGATGGACTTCATCACCCCTCCTGCTGTGATTGATGGTTTTCCCCATAAACTCAAGGGTGCTCATATGGCACTTGACGACTACGAGTATGCAGTGTCACAATTGACTGCACAAGGTCTTACAGGCAAGAAGCTTCGGGAAGCGACTAGAGCCTATCTACCAAGCGGTATGGAAACCAAGATCGTAGTCACTGGTAATCATCGTGCTTGGCGTGATATGCTCCAGAAGCGCTACAGTGTCCATGCAGACGCTGAAATTTGTGAGCTGAGTTCTATTTTGTTGATTAAACTACGTGAACTAGCTCCCGCCACCTATCAGGATTTTCCTAAGGAGCCATTTCAATGAAAATATGGTCTTTAGCGCAGTATGCACCGGAATTTCAGGTAGGAATGGATATAGGATTTACTCCTTGGACTACACCTAAAACTCTTGATGAACAAGAAGAGCGAGAAGCAGTAACTAACCTAATTTCGGGTCTTATAGGAGGAAATAATGGCAATGATTGATACCTTTAAGTACGAGCAGCGGTGGTACGTGCATGGTGAGAACGATGCGTACTATGATGGCGAGGAATATATCTCATTGGATGGTGCTACAGAGGCTGCTAAGACTGAAGCTGCGTACGGTATTGATAATTACGTTTACGTGGTAACTGAGGTACTTATTCGGCAGGTCAAGCGAACCCAGACTATTGTCAAGCGCACGGTTGAGATTGAGGATATCTGATGAACATTAAGATTACACCTTTTGAAGCCAGCGACTATAATGGTTTCCGTGTTCAGTGACTACACACCTACTATGGTTTGCATAACGCATATGGCCTTTGTACCGTGTAGGCATGGAGAGCCACACAGCCCTTGCCAGACTACGAGCGAGGGTGATAAGGTAGAGCTTGTCAGGAAGCATCAATCGAAGGAGAATGACAATGACTGAGCCCGTTCTGATGATCCGTGCCAAGGACTTCCGTCCGAAGCCTACCAGCCGCTACGCTTCTGGTAGTTCCACTGGTAGCGGAAGCAAGAAGCGCAAGAAGACCCCTAACAAGGTTAAGCCTACGCACCAGCACGTTATGGTTATTGGCGCCAACGGTAAGACCAGTTGGATTTGGCGAGAGATTTAATCGGTAAAGGCCCCATCTAAGGAAGGTGGGGCCTTTTCTTTAAAGGAACATAAATTGACTGACGAAGAGCTTGATAAGATAGCCAATAAAATGCGCTTTATGGTTGATATTGACTACGCATGGTTCGATCCTGAGTTTCTACGTGGTGTCGATGAGTGCATTAGGATTGTCAATACTTTTAAGGAGAATAATGGATCTTCCTAAGAATTTCAAGAAGAAGGAATATATTGAGATCTGGTATAGCGATCTCGGTAGGTTCTTTGGTGAGTATTTTGGCTGTAAGTTCGAAATGCACGGTCTACTCGACCATCCCAGTCAGAATAGCTATTTCACCTATGAGGTTCCCAGTTACCGTGATTGGGAGTGGGAGTGGAACGAAGAGATGAAGAAGCAGATTGACAATCCCAATAAGGGAGACGAGATTCGCGCGGCTCTAAAGAATGGTGATACTTCTGAAGCTTCTATGGAAGCCCTTTTGGATATTCTGCATGATAATGGTGTAATTCCTACTGGAGACTATCTAGTCACCGTGTGGTGGTGATGGAACCTCCGATATGCCCTAAATGCGGGACCAGGGAACAAGTTTTCCGTATAGTAGACACATATCATGTACGACTTCGTGTGATAAAAATCAATATACCCATTGCGCATGAACTTGATGGATGGCTTTGTTACTCATGTGCAGTTTATATGGATAAGGAATAAAATGCGCGTATCTGAGCTTATTGAACTTCTCTCGGAATTGCCTCCGCAGCATCAAATCCTTTTGCAAAAGGATTCAGAGGGCAACGCATATCGCCATCCTACAGGTGCTTGCGTAAGCTACACAACTTCGCTAGACTTTGAGGAATATGAACCCGAGTTTGTATATGATGATCCTGACGGCGAACCTGAAAACTATATGGAACTGGTGATAATCTGGTGAATATACTTCCGTGGAAGTGCGAGAATTGCGGTAAGATCAATCATTCCAAAATGACATATTGTACCTTTTGTAAGGAATTGCGCCCCTAAATGTGTCCCATTTGTGGTAAGGATATTATAGGTGGCGGAATTCTTTGTAGAAAGTGTAGGGAAGTAAGTGGACGATAATAACGATAAGAAATGTTGTATTTGTGGGAAGTTAGCCGCAAAAATGTTGAGTTCCCACGAGTATCCAGGGCCGAATTGGTTCTGCACTGATCACGCAAAGGAGTGGCAAAATGGCTAAGCATGCTAAGGAAACGGGCGTGGCACCTGCGTACACGCGGGATCTGTCGCCCACTAATGTTATAAAGAACGGAGAGGATCTGGCCAATAGCGTTAAGGTTATTGACGACTCCATTGCCAAGCATCCAATTCCGCCCCCAACTGTCAAGGAGTAATACATATATGGGTTCTCACGGTGAAGAGGCTTGTGTGAAGTGCGGACAGAAAGAAGGCTTAACCTGGATTTCTTGGTATCAGACCAAGAGAGGTAAGGGGGCCTTGTTCTGTGAGCAGCACGATGCCGAGGAGGTCGAGCGCTTTATGGAGGAAAGACGATCATGACAAAAAAGCTCAATAAGAAGGATGTTGAGCGTCAGATTGCCGATTTACAAAAGCAATTGGAGGATATCAAGCACAAGTATCGTTTTCAGCATATACATTCCTATGACAAGCCCGAATACGAGCGGCTGGAAAAGGAAATTATTGCAGGTATTGCCAAGGCTAAGTCATCACTACGATACTTGTAACAGGAAGTCGTCATTTCTCTTGGGATAATCGTCTTATCGTATTTCAGGCTTTGAACAGGGCAGGTATCAATGGTAAGGACAATATTCTTATTCATGGTGCCTGCCCTGTTGGGTCGGACGTTCCATACAACCCCTACAAGGGTGCTGACGGCCTCGCAGACCTCCATGCACGTCTCCTTGGATGGAAAGTACTTCCCCACCCTCCCAAGCCGTCTGAGGGCCGTTCTAGGGCTCAGCAGTTCGCCATGCGGAACCAAGAGATGGTTGACTTACTGCCCCATAAGGTGCTAGCCTTTTATGTACGCGATGAGGAGAATCGCGGAACGAAGATGACCGTGGAAATGGCTCGTAAGAAGAATCTATGGATAGTGGAGTTCTGGAATGAGTGACTATACAATATACGCGGTAGCTTGTGCTGAACAGCTTGTCCCCAATGCTATAGAGGACGGAGACTGGTTTGGTTCTTTGATGGCGGCCTTTTCAACGGCAGATCAAATGTCATTTGAAATGAATGATGGTCCATATAAGGTTTATGAAGTAGTAATTAGGGAGCTGACTGATGGGCTGGAATAGCGCCAATATTTATTTCGATGTGGTTGTTGAGAAGCTTCAGAACCACGATATTGATTCAGATACTCAATATGACATACTAAAGGCTTTGGCCAAGGAGCTTACGGATAACGATTGGGATACTCTTGATGAGTCTCTGGAAGCCTTCCCCAGTAATAAGGCTGTTATTCGTGTAATGGAAGAGTACGACGTGTATCTTCCCTGTACTTGTAAGTGCTGTCCGCATGAGAGGAATTGGTAATGACTGACTATTTCGGTGACCTGGATGAGGACGACGAGTTTTATCCAGATGACGATTACGACGAGTATGATTACGATGATTACGGTGACGAGTATGATGATGATGAGGACGAAGAGGGGGATGAATAATGTCCCTTGTATTCTATGAGCAGGAATGGCATGACGGTAGTCGTTCTTGGCATCGCAGTCCTTCTGATATCCTTGAGTTCGCCAGGAATCAGGAGACTGTTCCTACTCGATGCGGTACGCACAAGGCAATTCGTACGGATAACCCCACCCAGTTACACAAGATTAAGAATAGTGGATTAGGTATATGGGTGAAGCAATACTAGGGGAGCTACTTAAGCCCGAACTCTGGATTGGAGTAGACCAATCGTACTCAGGGTTCGGGCTTGTTATGCTGGACAATGACGGCTATACGGTAAAATTATGGAAATTCAAAAACTCAGGATCGGAGTCCGGAAGACTTTATGAGATTTACGAGACTTTACGAGCGTGCTTCCAATGGTGTGAAGAGAATTACTCGCGCGTGTATATGGCTATGGAAGGATATGCACATGGATCACGATTCAATCGTGAGAAACTGGGAGAACTTGGAGGGATTGTCAAACTCGCGTGGTATTCCATCAACGGGACAGATCCTACTGTCGTACCGCCGACCGTACTGAAGAAATACGTAACAGGTAAAGGTACAGCGTCGAAAGATCTAATGGTTTCAACTGTCAATGACAGGTGGGCAGTTGGTATCAAGGACAATAATGTGGCCGATGCTATCGGCCTGGCACACTATTTGAAGGATAAGCATGGCGATATTCAAGAGGACTTGTAATGATCCCCATCCGGCTAATGCTGGGGAGACAACTCACATGCGCTTCTGTGCTAGATCTGAAGGTCACACAGGCAGTCATTGGGTGACAATTGATGACGTGAAGTACTTCTGGTAAGCAGAAGCCCGAATACTCTATACTGGGTATTCGGGCTTTTTTATTTGACTGTATAATCAAAGAAAGATAATAAGTAACACCAATTTGGAGAAATAATGGATAATACGACTGTACATGAGACCCTGTTGAAGGTAAAATCTTCTTCTTCCGCAGCCAATCTGGCAGCAGCCATTGCCAATAACATTTACGAAGGTCATGAGGTAACTCTGAGAGCCATTGGAGCCGCCGCTGTAAACCAGTCAATGAAGGCTATTGCTATTGCCAATGGATACGTAGGACCAAGAGGATATAGACTTTCCACGCTACCCGGATTTACCACTGTAGTAATGGAAGATGGAGCTATCTCCGCCATGACTTTTAAAATTATCGTCTCTTAGGAGCTTCTTATGGATACCGAATATAATGGAGGTATGACCGTAGGAATCAGACCATTCGCACAAACCAGTACTCGTACCGGAGAATTCATGTCTGGAATGTCATCTACAGTTAATCCTGGAAATACTGCAAGAACAATGCAGCAGACTAATCCGGGAAGCTACAGACCTTCTTCGGTTATCAATCAATTCATGGGTAGTCCCAATGGGCAGAGTTCCCATACCTATGAAGCAAATCGCGTACTTAATATGTATCGTTAGGAGATACAATGACTGCTGAACACGGAACAGGTTCATTTCCTACTATGGGTATGTCCGCAGCCCAGCTCTCCCATGTAGCGCAGCCCGAGAAGGGCCGTAGTCGCCCCCGTGGCGGCTCAAAGGGAGGGTCTACGTACCCTGAGACCACCAAGGCTAACAGACGCCAGGAGCACGGCCGTATGGGTGCTTCCCTACACCCTACAACAAAGCTATATGAGCAGAATGCGGCAGAGGCTTCTCAGACGTGCCGTAATGTTGTACAGATGCCTTCAAAGTCTTCCTGGACTGACAATTGGAGAAGCGCAGCCAAAAGATTGCAGGGATAATATGGCTGATAATATCCAGGCACCCGAAACTTTATTCGGGGACAGATTAGCGGATAAGTCTTCCAACCTATTTGGTTCGTGGAAATTTATCCGCCAAATGTCTGCAGTAATTCTTATCTGGATTCTGTGGAATACTTTAGGGCCAGCGGGTATGCGATTTGATAAATATCCCTTTATCTTTCTTACATTCGGATTATCCCTACAGGCATCCTATGCCGCGCCGCTTATTCTCCTTGCCCAGAACAGACAAGCTGCTCGTGACAGAGTCAGAGCGGAAACCGACCTTGCCACAGATTTGGAAACCTTAAGATTACTTAAGAGTTTCGCTGTACATTTCGATATCCCTATTGAGGAGTAATTATGGCTAATTGGTCGTATAATTCTCCCGTCCCCCAGCAGGGTTCCACTACTGTTGGTGGTGGCGGTGGCTTGCCTCTAGCGGGATTCCGTAGTATTCTTGATGCTCGTATTGCCATGGGACAGGGAAAGACTCCTGAAGCCCAATATCCTGACGGATATCTTGGCTCTGTTATTGACAGAAGACAGGACAAGCTACTTCAAACTGTTAGAAACAATGCTAGAAGCTACACCAGAGGAGTTCACAAGGGTTCCCGCATAGGTACTCAGGATTATTTCTGGACCGATGATTTCCATCCATATATTGTGATGGAGAAAAGAATGGCCAATCCTCACGGGCCTAAATGGACTGCTCCCGGTAATCCCATTGAGAGACTTGTCCATTACGGTAAGGGCATGAGTCAAGCTGAATCCAACCAGCTTCGTCAGGAGCTTAATCTTCCTATGGACCCTCAGATGAAATTGGTTGATGGAGATGTTATCCGAGCCAATAAACCTAATCTCCCTCGTTGGCAATAATGATAAATAATAAAGCAAATACTAACTATGATCCCCAAAAGAGGGAACAAGAAGTAGATGTGTACCAGGATCAGAGACCATCAGTTTCCTATTCCGAACAATTGGTATCCCTACGATTGTTGGCTAATGCTCAAGCAGATGCTGCTAGTATTCGCCCTCCTATTCGTAATATAGGTAAGACAGCAGCAAGATTCGGATATCGAGTGGGAACTCCTGATATTCTTGATATCTTGAGTGTGGATGATTATGACGCAAAATTCGGAGACTATTCGGGAACTGCTGGACAAGGTTATGGTGGTACTTCCTACCCAAGTGTTCCCCAGATATAAGGAAATAACATGACTAAGTCAGAACCAAGACGCGCAGATGACAAGCGTGTGTCCAAGGGACGAGTTCCCAAGAAAGTAGCAGCGGCAGAGGCAAAGGGAGCACCCAAGCCTCTTGCTGTTGTCAAGCCCAAGCGTCCCCGCGCTGGAAGACCGAAGAAAGTGAAGTAAGATGGCATATCCAAGATTAAGAAGTATGAATTCGGATCTCAATCGTGGTATTACTGAAGGTAGCTACAAGACTGTTGCCCCGGATCGTGGTGGTGTGGTAGAGTCTTCCTATCTGGAGATGAGGGAGTCCCTAGACGACGTCTGGCATGGAATCCATGAGCGTCCGATAAAGTACGTGTATGGTCGCTGTATCGAAACGACAACGCCGGATTATCTTCCCACAGCTGCACCAGATATGACCAAATGGTAGTATGCTACCGGGTGTAACAATACCGCTCCAAATGTAACAGACTTGACACTGGTACGGATGGGGCGGTATTCTTGTTACCAAGCACAACGGCGGAAACGCTAAGAGTCACACCGTGACTATCCTTATTGTCTAACGAATGGACTATAAAATGTCTGGTTCTACGTACGCCCGTTCCGCTGCCACTATTGCTCTGACTGCCGCTTTGGCGGGAGTTACTGTGGCTGAGGTTACTATTCCTGCTCATGCTTCTGGTGTCAATTGGGATGCTGTCGCACATTGCGAGTCTGGTAACGACTGGAGCATCAACACTGGTAACGGTTACTACGGTGGCCTTCAGTTTGATCGCGGAACGTGGCTTTCGAACGGTGGCGGACAGTATGCTTCCCGAGCGGATCTTGCTTCTCGTGAGCAGCAGATTGCTATTGCGAATATTGTTTATTCCCACCGTGGCCTGAGCCCTTGGCCCGTTTGTGGAAAGTATGGTTATTCTGGCGGTACTTATACGCCTACTAAGAGTGCTCCTAAGCCTACCAAGACTGTGAAGCCCGCTCCTAAGCCCTCTATGACTACACCGAAGAACACGTATAAGGCTCCATCGTCCCCTAAGGTTATTCCTGCTGTCTCCCTCAATTCCTATACTGTGAAGTCTGGGGACTGTCTGAGTGTTATCGGCGAGAACCTTAACCTTTCGTGGGAGAAGATCTACAGTGACAACAAGAATGTTATTGGTGACAACCCCGATCTGATCTTCCCGGGACAGAATCTCAGTATTAACAAGTAACACCAAAAAGGGAGTGTCTTCGGGCACTCCCTTTCTGTTATCATGGAAGAAACTACTATACGGAGAAGCAATTGTCAGAAATACTATTCGATCCAGAGAAGAATATCGGCATGACCGAGAGAATCGTTGGGATCTATGTATGTTTCCAGTGTAAGGAAATCAATGAGATCTATGATTACAATCCCAAGGATGCCGATAATGATACCCGTATCGGCTATTTGGTAGAGATGCATCTACAGCGTCACCCATCTTTGGCCGAACGAGTAGTAACCGAATGGTCCCGCCTAGGATTCATTCCGGAGAAGATGTGGAAGAGCGCAGAATACCGTAAGCAGATCACTGATGAAATCCTCAAGGGAAACAACCAGAAGGGCTTTGATTCCGAAACGTATTCCATTATGGATACTCTCAAGGAAGACGCCATGAAGTGTTTCCAAGCCCATGGACGACCTGTTTACAAGGCTCCTGGCTGTCAGGATTTTCTCTCCGCTTCTAAGGAGATTAAGCCTAAGACTGGTGTGGAGCGCAAGGCGGCTGGTCTTCCATCGTATGACGAGACCAAGGTAAAGCGCAGGTTCCTCTGTGAGCATTGTCCTTATTTCAGTGACGCACAGTCCAAGATCCGAATAGAGAAAGCTAAGAGATGACCTATAACAAGAACAGA